GAAGAGCCACAACCACCAGCAACAGAAGAATAACATGGCCTCATTCATCACCTCGCCCTATCCGGTATTTTTCGACACCGACGGCACGCCACTTGAGAACGGTTTCATCTACATTGGAACCGCAAATCTGAATCCCGTCACAAGCCCAATCGACGTATTCTGGGACGAGGCGCTTACTCAGCCAGCCGCACAGCCTATCCGCACGCTTAACGGATATGCGTCCAGAAATGGCACTCCTTCGCAAATATACACCGCTCTCACCAATTTCTCAATGTTGGTGAAGAACCGAAATGAAGTTCAGGTTTACTACGCGCAAGACGCAACGATTGGGGCAGTCTTTAATGGCTACCCTATTTCTTCCGATCAAATTGGAGTGCTGTCTTCTAGCAATCTGCCAGCTCTTTCCTCTAGCCAAATACCGGTTCTTCCTGCAACTCAGATTTCATTTATCCAAGCAGGAACAGGAGCTGTATCTCGCACTGCGGAAGCAAAAATGCGCGAGGTTGTCAGCGTTAAAGACTTTGGAGCAACAGGTGATGGAGCTACAGACGACACTGCGGCAATCCAGTCCGCAATCGATGCTTTCAATGCAGTAAGAGACACTTCTCCTGCTACCCTCATGTTCCCTGCTGGGAAGTACCGAGTTACTGGTTCATTAAACTTTACACTTCCAGCAGGAGGAAACGAACGTGGAGAAGTGATTGGCGGTGATGGAACATACGAGGTTGCAACCATTATTGCTGACTACGGTGGGAATAATGCGGATCCAGTGTTTAAGATTGGAGATATTACGGCTCCTGGAAGCCAAGCTGGCATTTCAATATACGGATTCCGTTTTGATAAGGCAGCACAACCATATCAACCCATTGCAATCCTTGGATCAAGGATTGCACAATCTCGTCTAGCAAACATCGTTGTTGGAGAATGGAATAACACGTTCCTGAGTCTAGCTACTCCGCAAAACTGCCGTTTTGAGAATTTGACATTTTTTGGATGCGGAAAAACTTGGTTGTACAAAGACACAACTGGAATCACCGCAACACAGGCTACAACTACAGTCACAGCTAGTGCTCCCATTTTTTCAGCAAATGATGTAGGGCATTACATTTCTATTTGGGGTCCAGCCCCATCATTTAGTCGGCGCAAGATGCTGATTACTGGATACACGTCATCGACTGTGGTAACGGTAGATTTTAGTTTTACAGACGCAGTTGCAAAAAGTTTGTACTTTGACCAGCCATTAGTGTCCATGACAACTGGAACTTCTACTTTATACGCAGACACATCTTGCTTCTCCAACGATGACGTTGGTGCTTTCGTCTACGTCAAGGGAGCTGGAGCAAGTGGGCGGTTGTTGCGTGGGAAAATCACTGCACAAAGTGGAAATACAGCAACGCTGGATGTGACAGCATCGACCACAGTCTCCAATGTTGAGTTTGGCAATGCAGCGGTGGAGGTTTACACCGACGCAACCGCAACAAACGGTGGGTCTGATAATAGTTTCACAAATTTACAGGTGGAAAGTCATGGTGGCATTGGATTTATATCCAAAGATAACGATTTGCTTGCGTTTTCAAACGCCAAATTGCATTCAGAACAAACACCAGTTCAGACAATTCCATCACGTTTTTCACTGGCTCCAATTTGGATCGAACAAACAGATGGCTATTACAATGGAGGATTCCAAGGACAGTACCTTGGGAAGTCAAAAATTTACGCAACATATCAAACATCATCGTTTGTTTTTCAGTCGCTGTCATTTAGAACAGCTTACAACGAGAATATTATTGAATGTGGTTTAAGAGCTTCAGGATTTGATGGAGGATTGGTTCAGTTTGATGGAATTGCTTTAGCAAAAGCATTTTCAGGAAAAACTGTTGATGAACTTTGCATCGATGCAAACACATCTCCAAAAGGATATCTGTTCACAGGCAAGGTGTCGTTTAATGACTACAACCTCACTCGTGCATATGCAGGAAACGAAGGAACATTTGGATGGGGAGCAGTTAATCCTGCAACAATTACATGGTCAGGAACAGCTCCAGCAACACCAACGACAGGTGGTCTTTCATATAAATGGCAGCGCATAGGATACATTGTGTTTTATGAATTTAGATTGGAGTACACTGTTGCTGGAGTTTCAAATTTAGGTGTATCCATTGCAAAACAAGCAGATATGCCAGATCCATACTACGCTGAACCATCTCCAGTTGCAGGAGAGTTTATTTCTCCATGCAAAGGATTTATTGATACAGGAGCAACTGCAGTTCCTTCAAGTTTGTGCAATTCATATACAACTTATTCCTCAACAAGTGGAATTGTTTTCAACACTGCATTAAATAGCGGAAGCATAAATGCATTAATAGCTTGTATTAACGGATTTTATTTCACGAAATAAAACAATAATAATGGACTGGAAAGTTCTACTTCCAACCGTAGGTCGTGTGCTAGGTGGCCCGCTCGGAGGCATGGCCGTCGAGGCCGTCGGGAAGGCCATTGGAATCAGTGAGCCAACGAGTGCCAAGGTGCAGGATGCTCTTGATGGCAACACGCTCACGGACGCGCAGATCGTGGCTTTGCGCGAAGCGGACACACAACTCAAGGTGCGGATGCGGGAACTCGACATTGACCTTGAGAAGCTGGCTACGCAAGACCGCGATAGCGCACGGACGATGCAAGTCAAACTCAACAGCCGCGTGCCTGCCGTGCTCGCTCTCGTCATCACGACCGGATTCTTCGGTGTCCTGGCGGGTCTGCTGACCGGACATTTCGACCTTTGGGACAACGCAGGGATCACCATGCTCATCGGCTCACTGGCGACCTCGTGGGGCATGGTCGTCTCGTTTTATTACGGATCCGCCGCAAACCTCGGGAGGCCACCGGAAAAGAAATGAACCTCAAGGAGTACGGCATCGACATCGCATTCCTTTGTGCCGGTCTTTTCGGTGCCGTCCTGACGACAGGGAAGAACGCTGCACGCAACCTCGGCAGCACCATCTCCTCACTCGTGGCCGGTGCCGCCGCCGCGAACTACCTGACACCGGTCGTGGTGCAGTTGGTCAAGGTTGAGGGCGAGCGCACGCAGTACGCCATCGCGTTTCTTCTCGGGTTTGTGGGTCTCCGAGCCGTCGAGTTTGCGAGCCGCAAACTGATCCCCCATTCCATGACCGAAGAGCATCATGAACCCGAATCTTCTAACACTCGCAAACGGAGCCGCTAACGCGCTTATCGCGTTGGGTGGGATTGCGTTCGTCCTGTTCGTCTTCGGGCGTCCAGAATCGAAGATTTACGAGTCGCCCAAGATCGCGAAGCTGATGAAGCTCGGGCTCTCGCTCGTGTCGGTTGGAGCCATACTGAACATCGTCACTTTCTCAACTCCTCCTATCTCAGAGATTGTGCTCAACTTCGGTCTCGGGCTGACCTTTATGCTAGCTGCCATTTGGCACTTCCAAACTTTTGTCCGTCACAACCAACCAACGAAAAACGATGAACCCAAGCGACTCAAATCCGCACGACCTGCTCGTAGTGCCAAGCGTCAACGCCGCAGCACTAATGCTTAGTCTGGCTGACGTTCACCAGATGGTTGGAATTGCTGCTACTGCAGCAGCATTGGTTTACACAGTAATGAAAATCGTTCAACTCTACCGAGAATGGAAATGACCCTATCAGATCAAGGCCGGAAGCTCCTACTCGACTATGAAGTAGGCGGAGGCGAACTCTACTACCGCAAGTTCCTGCAAAGCCCAACGTGGCCTGGCGAATCATCCGGGGTTACCATCGGTGTCGGGTTCGACTTGGGGTACAACACTGAGTCGCAGTATGCCGAGGCATGGCGAGATAAACTTTCAAACGAGGACTACGACCGGCTCAAGCTGCCTCTTGGGCTAAAAGGCATTCAGGCGCAGAACATCCTAAAGCTCTCTCCAAACATACGCGAAGTCGTTATCCCGTGGGGATATGCACTCGATGTGTTCGAGAACATCACGGTTCCGAAGTTCTACCTGCAGATGCTTCGCATCTATCCTCAGGCAGAGTCACTTCCACGGGACGCACAAGCTGCGCTGGTCTCGCTCGTGTTTAACCGCGGGACTGCCTTAGCGGGTGATAGACGCTCGGAAATGCTTGGCATTCAGAACGCTTTGCGTGACGGACGCACGCACGACGTGCCTGACCTGCTGCGGTCAATGAAACGTCTGTGGCCGGACACCAAA